GTACATGAGAACCTAGATATCTCTTAATGCAAGGTGTTGCTTCATATGCTTTTGAGAATGCAGCCAGCATTTGATAGTTTAATCTTAGCTTGGTTTGTGCATCAAAGCGATTATCGGTGGCATGTTCGCTCAATTTATCCAAAAGAATGATACGTTGCTTTGGGTGAATGTAATGTAGATTCAACCCTAAAAAACCGTCTGGGTATAGTTGTATTGGTAGAACCAATGGAAACCTGTCGTAATATGGCAACTTATCCTTCGTTTTTGGGTCATAATAAAAATAGTACATGTGACCAATAAAATGTGAGATTGTCTGTCTCTCACGGTCCTGCATTAACTTCTGAGGCGTTGGCTTTAAATCGCCAACTTTGGAACGCAACCAATCACGGGCTTGTCTGCTACGAGCCGTATAACCAGTCTTTTGCAACTGCTGATTGATTCTGTCCATTAAGTAAGCCATGAATGTATTTATTACGAATTAAATGCCTAAATCTTTTTCCGTAACTATTTTAAATTCCCAACCGTGTGCATGGCAGAATTCATCGGCTGCTTTCCATTTCATTTGATTGACAACGTAAGTAATGGATTCTTTTATGTACTGCTTCGTCTTACGCTTTTGTGTTGGTTTTTTGGTCTGTGCTTCTGGTTTCACCTCAACTACATAAGTCATAATGGTATCATCTTTTCTTTTGACTTTGATGATGAAATCTGGAAAGTAACGATGCATTCGCTGGTCAACTGGACTGTAGTAGGGAATAGCCAATTCTTCCGATGACCACCAGATGATGTTCGGATTATCGTCAAACCACTTCATGCAACGCAATTCCCAGGATGACCTGTATATTATGTTATCCGGATTGCCGTTATATTTTTGCGGGTTTTGTGGGGTAAACTTACCTTTGTAAGAATTAGTTCCATAAGACATATAAATATGTAGTAAAACTACAGGATCAACATGGCACTTTTTACCCTATCCGACATAACTTATAAAGAGCAAGAGGCTAGAACAGTAAGGCCTATAACTACGTCAGAATACTCACAGAATTTACTCAAATATCCTCTTGATATTGGTTCGGTAGACAAGGGACATTATATGATTATCCATATCAATGTCCAGGATAAAACTGAGTATTTTACCAACAATTATGCTAATGATCCACGTTCAACGATACACAAGAACAGAGAAAATTTGTTCAAGCAAACTGGTGCAACAAACTTGGGTGGACAAGCAAACTCGTTGATTGGTGGCGCAGTAAAATTGGGTCAAAAAATTAATACTTCTGCCAGTGAAAATTACGATGTAAATCTTGCTGATAGTATTAAAAATGTATTTCAAAAAGGTGTTGACTTTACTGAATCTACTTTCAAATCATTAAATATTGATCCTACCAGCGCCAAGTTTTTTATTGGTGGTGCAGTAAAGCAAATTAAAGAAGATATAGGTTCTTTGAATGAAGCTACTTTTTTAAGAAGAACAAAAAGAACAACAGATAGCATTGCACTATACATGCCCAACACATTAAACTTTACGCATAGTCAAAGTTATTCCGACATAAGTTTGGGTGGAGAAATGTTAGCTACCGCTGGTGCCATAGGCAAAACTTTATTAGGCGGTGATGTTGATGCAAAGCAACGAGGAAGAAATCTTTCACCTTTTGTTCTTCAAAAAATGATGCAAGTCGCTGGATCAATAACTAATTCACCAAACTCGACTGCGGCTATTTTTGCTGGCGCAACTGGTCTATCTCAAAATCCTCAATTGGAATTAATCTATAGTTCTCCTGCTTTTAGGTCTTTTAGATTTTCGTTTATGTTTTATCCAAGAAGTGAGCAAGAGGCATTTGAGGTTCAAAGAATGATTGCCCGTTTAAAATTTCATCAAGCTCCGGAAATAAAGAACGGCTCTGCTGGTTATTTCTTAGTTCCACCTTCCGAATTTGATATTGAATTTTATTACAATGGACAAATTAACAAAAACATACCATCAATCTCAACATGCGTTTTGGAATCAATAGACATGGATTACGCACCAAACGGATTTCATACATTTGAAACACCGGGAGATAACTCACCTAAAGTTGGTGGTACTGGTATGCCAACAGCTATTAGAATGGACTTGTCATTTAGAGAGACTGAAATTATGACTAAGTTTAATTTCCAAGAAGAAGCTGGCGTAGGCACCAAAGATCAAGCAAAAAAACAATTTGAAATGGATAGACCTTTCTAAATGGCAAAATATTTCAGATACTTTCCAAAAACCATTTACTCAATAAATGGTTCAAACTCTCTTGACACGGTTACAAATTTAACTGCTGGGTTTTCGTTTGATGAAAGTCTTACCGAAAATTCTATTTCGTATTATAATTATACTGTTCCCGATGGTGAAACACCAGAAATCGTAGCAAACAAATTTTATGGCGCATCGGAGAAACATTGGATAATCTTAAAGATGAATAACATCTTTGATGTTAAGACTGATTGGCCTCTTGAGCAAAGAATTTTAGATGAAGTTATTCGTTCAAAGTATGCAAACAACTGGATAACTGAAACTATCGAAATGACAGATGAAGAAGACAATTTGTTTGTAACTGAAAACGGTGAATCTTTAATTTATGAAACAGGCAAAGAACGTGATGGTTTAGAATGGGCTATAGTTAACAATCATTCATTCTATAAGGTTGAAACTAGATTGTTTGCAAATACTGGCGATAAAACGGTACAAAAAATTCAAGTAACGGAAGAAGATTATAACAATACTGCGGAACAAACAAATAATTACACGTTGGCTGATGGAAATATTTTAACGGTATCTGTGACTAAAAGCAAGATGACCTTTTATGAATATGAAGTTGAGCAGAATGATGCTAGAAGAAATATAAAAATTTTAAAAAGTGATTTTGTTCCAACAGTCGATCAAGAATTTGTTAGGGTAATTAGTAATGTCTGATGTAAGAATTTTACAGTCAACACAATATACCGTTAAAAAAGATGGCTTGTCACTAGCAACCAAAATTGGTATTATTGACTTGACCGGTATGTTTGAGGAATTAAACATCTTTGATAGCATTTTTAATCCTTGCATGACCGGAACTATTCTCATAAGAGATGCAAAAGGACTTTCAAATAAACTATCATTTGATGGATCAGAAATTCTTTTGATTGAAATGGGTAAAACTGAAAATGAAGCTACAATAAAAAAGGCTTTTAGAGTTTACAAACAAAGTTCCAGAAAAACGGTAAATATAAGTACCGAACTTTATGTTCTTCATTTTGTCTCTGATGAATTTATTCTTTCTCAACAAACAAAAATATCAAAGTCATATCGTGACACATATTCCAATGTCGTTCTTGATATCCTAAAAAATTATTTGTTGGTAAACTCCGAGGGCGTATTTTCAATAGAAGCATCAAAAGGAATAAGAACTGTAGTTCTTCCAAACAAAACGCCATTTGAATGTTTAGATTGGTGTTCAAAGAAAGCGGTGAACGATGATTTATCACCAACATTTCTATTCTTTGAAAATAAGTTAGGATACAATTTCTTGACTATTTCAAACATGCTACAACAACAAGCGATACATGATATAAATTATCAACCCAAAAATTTAGCTTTACCAGATTATGATGAAAATGAAATGATGGGAGCCAGATACATAGAAGTAGTTTCTCAATTTGATTTGAATAAAAATATCAAGCATGGAGTTTATGCCGGCACTTTTATTGGTTTTGACATTACGACAAGAAATGTGGTGAAGAAAATTGTAGATTTTGATAGTGTTTATTCAACAGGAAATCACGCAAACAAAATGCCAAACATCGGCGTAATTACAAACAAAGCTGGTATCAAAAATACCGAGATGTTTAATTCCAGAAGAGTTTTATTTTCTTCTGGCATTTTCAATTCAACAAGTAACTATATTAAAGAAAATGATCCAACATCTATTGATTCCGATGATGATACATATAATTATGTGATACAGAGAGAATCAGCCATTCGGAATTTGATGAATCAAAGATTGAAAGTTGTTATGCCAGGAAATTTTGATTTAATCTCAGGCACAAATGTGAACATAACAGTTCCAACAATTAGTGAACAATCATCCGAAAATTCTCAAGACAACATGGACAAATCAAAAAGTGGTAAGTATTTGATTGTAGCAACAAGACAATTGATTACCTATGATAAACATGAAACTATCATGGAAGTGGCTACAGATTCTACAAATAGAGACAATGTTTATCAGAGTACACAATTACAAAACGATTTAGCAGATTTCTATGGATAATAATTTTGCTGGCATGAATGGTTTTATTTGGTGGGTTGGCGTAGTTGAAAATCGCTACGATCCACTAAAGCTAGGACGTTTGCGTGTCAGAATTGTTGGCTGGCACAATGAAGATAAGAATGAATTGCAATCTGAGCATTTGCCTTGGGCTGATGCTCTTACTCCACTAACCCACACAAATGCTTCACTTGACATAAAAGAGGGCGATTGGGTTATTGGATTTTTTACAGACGGAAATAATGCTCAAAAGCCAGTTGTCTTTGGACACTTGAATGGAATCAAATCGGCCGAATTTAATACAAATGAGGGATTCTCGCCACAACTAACCGATGCACAAAAGGCAATACAACCGAAAGCGGCTGATGCTATTGTAATGGAAAAACTAGATGAACCTACTACACCAAGAACAGCAAGAGGTGTAGTGACCGGAACTCCAGTTGGTGTAGCAAACGAAAAACGAG